ATTATTTTCTTTTAACCACTCATCAGGGTTATCTGTAATAGCAACAAATTCTTTTTCGCCATAAGAATTTATGTAATAAATTTGATATAGTTTCATTGTTTCTCCTCTTCGATTAAATACTCTGCAAATAATTCATAGGCAAGTTCGCTACAGCTATTTGCAAAATCATCTTGGTATTTATCAAGAAAATTTTCCCACTCATCATCACTTAATTCATTTTCTAAATCTAAGTGTTCCTTCTTCATATACTGGTAGAGAGTATTACTTAGTTCTTGTTCCATTATTATTCCTCCAGTGCCTCTATTCTTTCATAGACATCTGCCATGCTATCATTGACTAGCTCTTCTACTTGGCTTTCCATATCATAGAAGTTAGGTCTGTCATTTAGTTCATACTCATTTGAGTTAGCTAAATCTCTTATCTCTTCTATTTCTCTTTCAAGTCTTTCTATTTCAGATAAGACTCTATCGTCAATATAGTCATCAAGTTTAATTAACTTTCTTAAAAAGTTGGCTATTATTTGTTTCATTCATACTCCGTTTAAACGCCTTGCTTTTAAATAGGTAGCAAGGCTTGACCTATTGAAACTATTATAACATAGTTTAAATTCTTTTTGTAGCATAAGCATATAACTTTTAGTTATAAAATCTGTCGGCTCTGATAATTAACAGTTCAGATTTAAAGCAATCCCGTGAATTAATTGCTACCGATTTTTAAATGTCTGACTTCTGATATAAGTTATTAACACCCAGACATTTTAAAAATTATTGAATTCTTTTTTATCTTTCAAAATAGAAAGCAACTTGTACACCATTAATAGTTTGTATTTCAGCTACTTCATCTAATCCTACTTTTTCTTGGTCAGATAAATTGTCTAATCTAACCCAAGAAGTATGTCCATATTTATCAAGACAAATATCATCAAAACCCATTCCTTTAAACTCATCATAATAAAAAACAATACTAGGTAATATAATACCAGTGTTTTTATTTTTTATTTCTTCTAGTTCTTTTTCAGAAAGAGTATTAGTAAATGCCCAAGTAGTATGTCCACATTCTTCTCTGCAAATATCATCTATCTGCTCTGTAATATCTCTACTCATTTATCTTCCTCCATTGACATCCCAATAATCATATTGTTCATCTAGTATTTTAGTTAAGTCTTCAAAAAACTTATTAGCTTTTGTTTCGTTAAGACTACAAAAACCTTCAGAGTTTAAATACTTATCTTCAGTAAGATTTAAAGTATCTTTAAGTTTTTCTTTAACCCAACTATCTAATCTGTTTTTAATTTCCCATTTTACAATGTATTTAATTCCTTCGTCATCTAAAGTCCATTCAAGACTACCATGAGTTCCACCACGATAAGTAAAAGCTCTTTGTACAATCATTTATTTTCCTCTATAAATTTTTCAAAGTAAAAACCTTCCTCGCCATAAACATCTATATAGAGTTTTGCCATGTTAAATAATTCAGGCATAAGTTTCCACACCAGTCTACTGTTATTACCATCTAAAGCAACAACACTTTTAAATGCTTGATTAACTGTCTTTGCTATTACTTCTGCCCTTGTACTAGCAACTCCTTTATCGACTAAAAACATAGCTACTAAGCTATAAGTTGTATTTAAATCAACATGATAATCACTATGATTTTGTTTAGTTTGATACATTTGTTTCATATTTACTCCTTGTTTATTTTAATATTTTCTGCCACACGAATAAGTTCTTCAACTTCTAAATTGAACTCTTCAATATATTCATTTTGTAACTCACTTTGTTTTTCAATTTCTTCGGAAAGTATTTCTAACCGAATCATTTGTCTGTTTAACCATTTGATTTTTTCTTTAATATAACCAAGTAGTTCTACTTTCATGCCTTCTATATTTATTTTCATATTTTTCTCCATTTAAAATTTATGCAGAGATACACATAAAAGTGCAATCTACCAAATCTGTCGGCATTGATAAAACATTAGCATTATCAAATAAATATTTTGTAAATTGTTTATATGCTTGAAGTTCCCATTCCACCAATAATTTATTTTGTTTGGCTTTAGTAAGTTTATCAAACTCACTTTGAGTTACCAAAACATCAACGTGTTCTTCGGTTTCAACATATTTACCTTCTAAAACATAAGCAAATACAAAATTTGCATATCTCTTTACTACTGATGAATATACTTTGTCTTCAAATTCTGACAAGTACTCATCATAATCAATCATATTTTTCATATTTATCTCCATTTAAGATTTATTAAGTGAGCAGTTTTAAATCATGCTCAGGATTATAGGGGGAGTGCCTTTATTTTTTTAAGTGCTTCTCGGATTTATATACTTGCACTATGAACGATTGATACTTTTAGTTTCCAAGCAATTTGTATCATGCTTTTTTTAATTCTTTGTTCCCCGACTGCCCCTATATAGTACCCCAAACTCCCGAAAATTGCTAGAGGTGTAAGACTATAAAGGTAACTATAAGAGAGTAACCTCATATTTATAACTCCTATCCATAGTATTAGGGCTATCAAACTTATAAACAGTTTTTAATAAAGCAAACTTATTCCTGTTGCCATATATCATGTGCTTTTCATATTTAAAATTTTGAGCCGATTTAAAACTAAATCCCAATTTATCTAAATACTCTTTAGCTTTTTCAATAGTACCGAAAGTTTTAATAGCTAACTGCAAACTATTTTTATAATCTTGGGCTAGTTTTTTATTAGCTTTTTGTTGCTCTGCGGATATTTTCATAACACTCCTTTTGTAATAATTATTAATAACCTAACTCTGCCGAGTCGCCTATATAGTACCCCAAACTCCGAAAAATCTCAATGGGTGTAAGACTATAATGCTTCCCTCAACTTTACGCACATGCGATAAGTCTGAAAGATTTAATTATTAGACCATAAAAAAATTAAAAAGTTCTAGGATTAATTAAGATTTCACATAAAGTTCACAAATATTTCACATGATATTTACTAAGATTTTACAAAAGGTACAGTAATTTTAGTATGTACTTTTATAATTTATGTACCTTTTAAAATTATTATGTGTACCTTTTACAGTCGCCCTCAACTTTACGCAGACGAGGGGGCTTTCTATTATAATAATACTAAGTGTCAACTTTGTGTGATAAAACGAACAAACAAACAAAACAAACATATTTCATGCCCTGAAGGGCTACTCTTATGCTTTGCTAGGGGCAAAGATAATCAAAGCTTTATAAAAGCTTTACCAAAATAATGGGTTGCTAAAGCAACTCTTTAAGTCTTTGCCTCACACAAGGCTCGGCAAGTTATCAACAGTGAAGCAAAGGAGGCATGAAAAGTTCACATAGTTGTTACATTACTGTTACAAATGTTTCACAAAGTTGACACAAATTTATTTGAACTTTTAACGAACTAATTTTGTCTAATTAGCATGAACGACATAATACATATATATTATAGTGACCTTCAAGGCGAATCCTTTGCCCTTGAAGCTTACACTCAAAGGGAAGCAAAGGATTTAATCAAAGTACACTTCGAAGAGTTTAAGCAAATGCCTTATTTAGTTAAGGCTAATAATTTCTTAACTTATCAAAGCGTAGTAAATTATTCTGTTGCATTAGCACAGGGGGTAAATCATGGGTAAATTTGTACCAACTAAAGAATGGCTTGAGGCTGCCAAACAAAAGCCTGTATCGTATGGAAGCATTAAATTCATGTGCCAATTAGCGACCGAGCATATGCCCAAAAATGACGCTAGATTTAAATACTGGAATCAGCTTAGAGGGACTATTCTCAGTATGGCTAAGGGTACAAAATGCCAACATACTGGCAAGATTGGCACTTTCTCGCAACGCATGGCACATGATTGGATTGAGAAAAATAAAATTCTCGAGCCTAGTAAACGCAAGTTGCCAAAAGCCATTCTTGAAAAACATGAGCGTTACCAAGAAACGCATAGCGAAGATAAGTTAAGAAAATAACTTAAATCTTCCAAGCCCTCTAGAGTTTCTCTAGGGGGCTTTTTTGTCAGCCCCACTAACTGCTAAAATGGGTTGCTTCGCAACTCTTTTCACTGGGTCACACTTCGAGAAGTTGCTAGACTTCCAAAGTTTAAAAACATAAAAGCTCATCAAAATCAAACTAGCAAGTATAAAATTCTCGAAGCAAGGAATGCTAAAGCATTGTTCCCTGTAGCAGTAAGTGCCCCTGAACCCCGCCCAAAAGGCAAATGAGGAACTGCTAACGCAGACTTTGATTGCCTGATGAGGAGTGCTAAAGCACACGTGAAGGGGAGAATAAACTAACGCAAGTCCTGATAGCCCTACCAAGTCTGTGGAGTTTATAGGCATACATCAACGCCCTTAAAACTCTAGAATCTTTGTAAACTTGATAAGGACTTGTTTAGTTTGTTTGTTCTGGGATGACAAAGAGAAGATTTAAGATGACATGGGTGGACACTTTTAGTCCTACCAAGTTATTGATAGGCAAGTAGGAACTTGGTAGGACTAAAATGGGGTGGTTAGTTACTTTGGAATACTCTAGCAACTATAAGGGTTTTCAAGGACTCCCAAGTTCTAGGGGGAGGCAGGAGACCACCCCAGTCCACCCATGTATCTATAGCATACTCATACAAAATCTAGTAGTTTCTCCGTCAACCAGATTTGCCCGTAAGTAGTTTACACTAACTTCAAAGGGGCTAGTTATTTTTAATCGGTATGGGTAGTTTTTGGGTGGGTATTTTTGAGGTAAGTAGAACTACTTAGTTGCCCTCAGTAGTAGCTATATGCACCCGGGGGGAGCACTAAAGTTATTATAGTGTTGGATTTGGGTTTTGTCAAGCCCCTACTATAAACTTGACAAATTTATTTCCGAAGTATATACTAAGCCTATGGCAATGTTACCAACTCAGTCTAATCAGACCCAAAGAAAGCTTACCGAAAAGCAGCAATCCTTTTTGGAACACCTTGTTGAGACACAAGGAGATGCTAAAAAGGCTGCTGAGTTAGCAGGTTATACAAGTCATTATCATCATGTGGTTAAGACCCTCAAGAATGAAATACTTGAACTAACTCAGGAAATCTTGGCAAACTCTGCACCTAAAGCAGCATTTAAGCTTGTCGAGATTATGGAGTCTAATAGACCTATAGTACAAGCTAATAATAAACTATCAGCAGCTCAAACGCTGTTGGATAGGGTTGGAGTTAGTAAAATAGATAAGTTAGATGTTAATCACAACTTAAACAGTGGTATCTTTGTCATGCCTGATAAAGCCCCACTGGATTTACCAGAGGAAGATTATGAAGATATTTCTGACAGAGATTGAAGAAAAAGGCAAAAAGTATGCAGGACCTAATATAGTTGCAGAAAACTTAGCAGAAGCTGAAGAAGCAGCTAAAGCAAATAACTTAGTAGTAGTAGGGGAGTTTGTTGAGTTGGTTGTTGGTAGTGGCTTAATGCATTATTTAGAAGAAGAAATACACAACAAGGACAGGGTGTTACACTAATGGCAGTAAAGAAAAAAAAGAAAAGTACCGTAAATAAAGCAGGTAACTACACAAAACCTACTATGCGTAAAAGATTATTTAATAAAATCAAAGCCGGTAGCAAAGGTGGTCGAGCAGGACAATGGTCCGCACGAAAAGCTCAAATGTTAGCAAAACAATATAAAGCTGCCGGTGGCGGTTATAAATAATAATTCGCCCTCAACATGCCTAGAAAGAAAAAAGACCCTAAAGTAGGTACAGGTAAAAAGCCCAAAGGCTCTGGCAGACGTTTATATACTGACGAAAATCCTAAAGATACTGTTAGTATTAAGTTTGCTACTCCAGCAGATGCTAGGGCAACAGTAGCTAAAGTAAAAAGAATTAAAAAACCTTTTGCTCGTAAGATACAGATATTGACTGTTTTAGAACAACGAGCTAAAGTATCTGGTAAAAATGAACAGGCTAGAATAGCCAAACGAGGCAAAGAAGCAATTAGGAAAAAACATGGCACTAAAAAAGTCACAAAGAAGTCTTAGAGCTTGGACTAAACAGAAATGGCGAACTAAGTCGGGTAAAAAGTCTTCAGAAACTGGAGAACGTTATTTACCTGAAAAAGCTATTAAAAGCCTTACTCCACAGGAGTACGCTGCGACTTCTCGAAAAAAACGCAAAGATACCAAAAAAGGTAAACAGTTTTCTAAACAACCCAAACGAGTTGCTAAAAAAGTACGCAAATATAGGAAAGTATCATGAGTAAAAAAGACCCAAGACTTGCCAAAGCTGGAGTTTCAGGTTATAATAAACCTAAAAGAACTCCTAACCATCCTAAGAAATCACATATAGTTGTTGCTAAAGAAGGTGATAAAATAAAAACCATTAGGTTTGGACAGAAAGGTGCTAAGACTGCAGGTAAACCTAAAGCAGGAGAGTCTGCAAGAATGAAAGCTAAACGTAAGTCTTTCAAAGCTCGTCATGCTAAAAATATTAGAAAAGGAAAAATGTCAGCAGCATATTGGGCTGACAAGGTAAAATGGTAAGATGCCACACGCAGGACATTTTGGAGTAAAATCCGCAGCTAAACGAAATCGCATGGCTCGTAATAAAGCACGTGGTCAAACGGTTAGTGATAAACAAATTGCTGATAACTGGGATAAAATTTTTAATAAATCTAAACAGGAGAAAAAATAATGGACATTGATGTTATTATTGGCTTGTTAATAATTGTAGGAATAGGTATCTTTGCTTTTAGAGTTAAGAACCCTCAAAAATATGAAGAAGTTAAAGAAGTTTTACAGGACTACTGGGAAAATCTTAGGACCTATTTCGATAAATAATTATTTAGAAACACATCCTTTTCATATAGGAATGTTATTACCTTTAGGATTAGCTCTAAGTGGTTTAATAATTTTAATGATATTAGTATAATGGATATATTACCTGACGGTTACATTCGTAAAAAATCTTCAACCATACCTTTTGGATATGAAGAGGATGGCATGATTGAAGGTTATTTAAAACCTATCCCTCAACACCTAGCAGTACTAAAAGAAGTAGCTGAAGCTGTATTTCATGGTGAAATTAGTTTAGGTATTGGAGTTGATTGGTTAGAAGCTGAAACAGGCAAAAAGCTTTCTCGTATGGGTTTAAAAAAATATGTAGATAGGAAGTATGGAAGATTGGGAAAAAAATCCTGAAAAGTACTTGACAAACCCTGATGGGAGCTATATACTTAACAAAGACGGTACTCCACGTAAAAAAGGTGGTAGACCTAAGAACTCAGAACTATCTGATATTCAACTAGCTTTAAAAGCTAAAAAGAAATTAGATAGGAAAAGTACTAAAGTAAAAAAGCTAACTAGAAGTTTAGCAAAAGTAAAAAAAGAAGTAGAAGCAGAAACTAAAGCTTTAACTTCTAATGTTCTTACTAAAGAAGAAACAAAAGTTCTTCCAGATGAATTACAAGAACATTTAGATACTACTGGGTCTCATGTGGCATTTATGCCGAATGATGGACCACAGACAGATTTTTTAGCTGCAGCCGAAAAGGATGTACTTTATGGTGGAGCAGCAGGTGGTGGTAAAAGCTTTGCAATGCTTATCGACCCACTAAGGTATTGTGATAAGTCAGCTCATCGAGCTTTAATACTTAGAAGGTCAATGCCAGAGCTTAGAGAGCTTATAGATAAATCTAGGGAATTGTATCCAAAAGCATTTCCCGGAGCTAAGTTTAAAGAAGTAGAAAAGTTATGGAACTTTCCTTCAGGAGCTAAAATAGAATTTGGATTTTTGGAACGAGATGCAGATGTGTATCGTTATCAAGGACAAGCCTATAGTTGGATTGGTTTTGATGAAATAACACATTTACCAACAGAGTTTGGTTGGAACTATTTAGCATCTAGGTTAAGAACAACCGACCCAGCACTGCCAACGTATTTACGTTGCACGGCTAACCCCGGAGGAGTTGGTGCACATTGGGTTAAGAAAAGGTATGTTGAACCTTCAGACCACAATAAAACATTTGTTGGTAATGATGGTTTAACTAGAAAGTTTATTCCAGCAAGATTACAGGATAATCCTTTTCTTGCAGAAGACGGAGAGTATGAAAGAATGTTACTCTCGTTACCAGCAGTACAGCGAAAGCAACTGCTAGAGGGTAACTGGGATATTAGTGAAGGTGCAGCCTTTGCTGAGTTTGACCCTAACATTCATGTCATACCACCTTTTGATATTCCTACGTGGTGGGAAAGAACAAAAGGGATTGACTACGGTTATGCTTCGGAAAGTTGTTGTCTTTGGGCAGCAGTAGACCCAGAAGATAAAACGATTATAGTTTATCGAGAACTATATCAAAAAGGTCTTACTGGTGAAGTCTTAGGTGATAGAATAACTGATTTAGAAATGAATGAAGTTAAATCTATTACTGGAGTCTTAGATACTGCAGCATGGTCAAGAACAGGATATACAGGTCCTACGATTGGTGAAATACTAATTAAAAAAGGACATAAGCTCAGAAGAGCTGATAAAAATAGAATAGCTGGTAAAATACAAATACACGAACATTTGCGACAAAATAACGAAACAGGTAGACCAAGATTGCAAATAACAAGTAGTTGTGTTAACCTAATAAAAGAATTACAAAGTCTACCATTAGCGAGTTCTAATCCAGAGGATGTAGATACTCATTCGGCTGACCATGCTTATGATGCTTTGCGTTATATGATTATGGGTAGACCTAAATTGGACCATCCTTATGATAGGATGTTAAGAATAAAAACATCTGGATATGTACCTTCAGATGATAAATTTGGATATTAATGGCAGACAACGATAACACATTTTTAAATGCAGATAATATCTACGAAGAAGTAGAGGGTGAAGCTGGTAAAACTTTAAATCTTGAAGAAGACCAACGTATGAATTTAGTTGGTACAATTCTTGATAGATTTTATAAAGCAGAAGATGCTCGAAGGTCTGATGAACGTAGATGGTTAAGAGCTTATGAAAACTATCGTGGACTTTATGGTAAAACTGTAAAGTTTAGAGAATCTGAAAAATCCAGAATATTTGTTAAGATAACTAAAACAAAAGTACTTGCTGCTTTTGGACAATTAGTAGATGTTATTTTTGGTACAGGTAAGTTTCCTATAGGTATTGCAGAAACTAAATTACCAGAAGGCGATAAAGAAGATGCCTTCTTAGATGTTAATAATCCTAATCCTTCAATAGAATCTGGTAATGTACCTGATAATATTGGTAATAGATTAGAAGATGAACCAGTTGAAAGTATTTATGCTTATGGTTACGAAGGAGATGGTAAAGTTTTAAAACCCGGTGCTACTATTGGTACTGGTATGTTTGAAAAAAGTATTGAAGAACTAGCTGATGAAGCTGGTATTTTAAAAGAAGGTTTAACACCTGACCCATCTATTATGGAAATATCTCCAGCACAAAGAGCTGCGAGAAGAATGGAAAAATTAATTCATGACCAAATAGAAGAATCTAATGGTTCATCAGAAATAAGAAATGCACTTTTAGAATCTGCATTACTTGGTACAGGTATTGTTAAAGGTCCATTTAATTTTAATAAAACTTTAAATAGATGGACTTATGGTGAAGAAGGCGAAAGAAAATTTAATCCTCTTGAAGTTAGAGTACCAAGAATAGAATTTGTAAGCTGTTGGGATTTTTATCCAGACCCTGCAGCAACTAATATAGATGAATGTGAATATGTAATACATAGACACAAAATGAATCGTAGTCAACTAAGGCAGTTAAGAAACATGCCTTTCTTTGATAAAGAAGCTATTAGAGAATGTTTAAGACTAGGAGCTAACTACGAAGAAAAAAGTTTTGAAGCTCAACTAAAAGATGATTCTACTGTTGATGAAGAATACTCTTCAAACTTTGAAGTCCTTGAATACTGGGGTATTATGGATGCAGAGTATGCTAGAGAAGTTGGTATTGATTTACCTGACAGTGTAGATGATTTAGATGAAATACAGATAAATGCATGGATATGTGGTGGTAAATTATTACGAGCAGTAATAAATCCATTTACACCTTATCGTATTCCATACAATGCTTTTCCTTATGAAAGAAACCCCTATAACTTTTTTGGTATAGGTATCGCTGAGAATATGGATGATTCTCAACAGATTATGAATGGTCATGCTCGGATGGCTATTGATAATTTAGCATTAGCTGGTTCATTAGTATTTGATGTTGATGAATCGGCTCTTGTCGGTGGACAGAACATGGAAATATATCCGGGTAAGATATTTAGAAGACAAGCAGGAGTACCGGGTCAATCTATATATGGCTTGAAATTTCCTAACACTGCACCAGAAAACATGATGATGTTTGATAGGTTTAGACAGTTAGCAGATGAACAAACAGGTATTCCTAGTTACTCACATGGACAAACTGGAGTACAAAGCATGACTCGAACTGCTTCTGGTATGTCAATGTTACTAGGAGCTGCTAGTTTAAATATTAAAACAGTTATTAAAAATCTTGATGACTTTTTATTAAAACCATTAGGAGAGGCTTACTTTCAATGGAACATGCAGTTCTTTGAAGGTGAAGTAGATGTGGTAGGTGATTTAGAAGTTAAAGCAACTGGTACAAATAGTTTAATGCAGAAAGAAGTTAGAAGTCAAAGACTTACAATGTTTTTACAAACTGCACAAAATCCAACTATTGCACCGTTTGTTAAAATATCTAAATTGGTTAGTGAACTTGCCTATAGCTTAGACTTAGACCCTGATGAAATCTTAAATGACCCAGAAGAAGCAGCTATGATGGCACAAATTATAGGAATGCAAAATGCTGGACAAAACACAGGCGAGGAAGCTCAACCCGGTGGTCAACAACCCACAGGTGTGGGAGGTGCTGGTGGAGTACCTCAAGGACCGCAAAATGTTGGAGTTACAGGCACTGGCGGTGGCAACATCGGAATCGGAAATGTTCCGGTTGCAGGGGAAGATAGCTTCTCTGGTACACTTAGAGGCTCTGCCCCAACAGGTCAAGGAGGCTCTGAATAGAATAGAGGAATAAATATGGCTAGAAGAAAAATAACAGAACCTGCACTTTTATCAAAAGGAAAGAAAGATACTTTTCAAGATAAAATGGACCGTTTAATTGGACAAAGCCCCTCTAAAGAAAAAAGAGATTTAACACGTCAGTTACATGATGAAACTTTTTTAAGAGTTATAGGTAATGAAAAACAAAAAGAATTGCAAAATCGTTTAAATCAATTATTAAATCGTGATTTTTTTATGTCTGAAAATAAAGAATATTTAGCTAAAAGAAAAGATTATCTGGATAAAATTAAATTTAAAATGGAAAAAGATGCTTTAGACAAACGTGGTGAAACTATTCAAATATTAAATGAAAGAGATAAAAAACAAGATGGTGGTAAATTACAAAATCCTGAAAAAGCTGATTTAGATAATGATGGTGAACTATCATCTTATGAAGAAGCTAGAGGTAAAGCTATTGAAGAAAACATGCGAGAATCTAAACAAGTAGGTGGCATGATGATGGATGACCAAATGGCAGACATGATGGAAATAGAAGAAACACCTGATATGGATAATCAAATGGCAGATATAATGCCAGAAGAAAAAACAGAAGAACAAAAAGCTATTGAAGAAGCACAAGCTCCAGATGAAGAAATGGAAGAAAACTATGTAGACTTTTTAATAGATGAAGCATTAAGTGATGATGAAGAAGCAATGCTTATGCAAGAATTACAAGCAAATCCACAACTTAGTATGTTGTTTGATAAAGTTATGGAAGTTGCAATGGAATTTTCAGGCTCAGGACCTGTTGAAGGTCCGGGGTCAGAAGTCTCCGACAGTATACCCGCAAGGTTATCTGACGGTGAATTTGTCTTTACTGCTAAGTCAGTAGATGTTTTAGGAGCTGACAATTTAATGCAGTTAATGAAACAAGCTGAAGCTCAAGCAGATGGAAGACAAATGGCTCAAGAAGGTGGGCTAATGGAAGAAGAAGATACTGTTATGCCGGTTGAACAACAACCAGTTAAACAAGATATTCGAGTTACTAAAGAAACAGTTGGTTCTCAAGCAGCAATGCAAGATGAAGAAGACTTAGTTGGTGATGAGATTAAAAAATCTATGCTTTCCGGCAGACCACATGTTAGGAGCTAGGTGATAAAGCTACCCTGTTTACAGGCACTTTATCTTATTTAAACTGAAAGGCGACCTTTACAAGACAAGCCCTGCAAGTGCACACGCAGCTACCTTGTTAAACGAAGCCCTGAGTAGGAGTACAAAAATGACAGAAGAAGTCAAAAATGAGGAACAGCCAAATCCTTATAATTTAAAAAAATCTTGGCACGAAGGCGATGATAAACCTTTTCAATCAGCAGACCAGCTTTACTTTGAAGAGCCATCTGAAAAAAATAAATTATTTAAATCAGGTGATGTTAATGAAGCAGAGCAGGTTGGTAATGTTGAAGTAGATAATCTGGAAGCTAAGGATAGTCCTTATAAAAAACCAGACTACAAAAAACGTTATGATGATTTAAAAAAACATTATGATAGTAAACTTAATGAGTTTAAAGTCAGAGAGCAAGAGCTTTTAAATGAAGCAGCTAGTAATAGACCAGCTTATCAAGCTCCTAAAACTGAAGAAGAACTTGAAGAGTTTAAAACAAAATATCCTGATGTTTTTGAGGTTGTGGAAACAGTAGCTCATATGCAAAGCGAATCTAAGGCAAAAGTTCTAGAAGAACGTCTTAGTCAACTCCAAGAACGTGAAGCTCAAATGTTAAAACAATCTGCAGAAGAAAGGTTAATGGAAAAACATCCTGACTTTGATGAAATCAGAAACAGTGATGACTTTCATTCATGGGCAAAAGAGCAACCCCAGTCTATACAAGATTGGATTTATAATAACTCTAATAACCCTGATTTAGCTAGTCGTGCATTGGATTTATTTAAAAAAGACTTAGGAATAGAAGCTAGTCCAAAAAAGACAACTTCTAAAAAGACTAAATCTGCTGCTGATATGGTATCTACTAAAACTACAAGTGTAGAACCTAAAAGCGAAAAGATATGGTCTGAAAGGGAGATTGCTGCAATGAGTATGGCTGAGTTTGATAAACACGAAGCTGAAATCAGCGAAGCTATGCAACAAGGCAGAATCACAAAATAAACTATAAATACACAGGAGTATTATCATGGCTCAATATTTTGAACCGTCAACTGATACTGATGCAAACTTTGCGAACTCCGTAAGTGGACAAACTAATAGTTTCTTTTTACCTTCGATTTACTCTAAAAAGGTTTTAAACTTTTTCAGAAAAGCATCGGTGGTTGAAGCTATTACTAACACCGACTATGCCGGTGAAATATCTGCTTATGGAGACTCTGTAAAGATTATCAAAGAACCTGTAATCTCTGTATCGGATTACACTAGGGGTTCTGATACTACTGCTACTAAATTAACTGACCAAGAGTTAACTTTAGTTGTAGATAGTGCAAAGGCTTTCAAATTCATCGTAGATGATATTGAAACTAATATGTCACACGTTAACTTCAAAGAAGTAGCAACTTCTTCTGCAGCTTACGCATTAAGAGATTCTTATGATGCTGCAGTAATTGCTTCTATGTTCTCTGGAGTTTCTACATCTTCACCTGACCACGCTTTAGGTGCGGATGCTGCTGCTGCTACTCAAACTATGGGTCAGCATCAAGGTGGTTCTAACTCTATCGACCTTACAGGTTCTGATGGTACTGGAACTGACCCACTTGACGTAATGGCATTTATGGCTAAATTACTAGATGAGCAAAGTGTTCCTGAAGAAGGAAGATGGTTCGTTGCACCACCTTCGTTCTACAATGAACTTTCTCAATCTGGTTCTAAGTTATTGTCTGTAGACTTTAACGCAGGTCAAGGCTCTATAAGAAATGGTCTTGTATCTAGTGGTAAACTAAGAGGATTTGACATGTACAAATCTAATAATGTTGCTGCTGCTAGTACAGCTACTGGTAAGATTCTTGCCGGTCACATTTCTTCTACTGCAACTGCTCAAACTATCATCTCAACTGAGGTTTTAAGAGACCCTAGTTCTTTCGGTGATATTGTAAGAGGATTGCACGTATACGGAGCTAAGGTCCTTAGACCAGAAGCTTTAGTATCTGCTTTCTACACAGTAGACTAAATATAATTGGGGGAGTCTTCGGACTCCTCCTTTTTAGGAGAATAACATGGAAAAAATTATGTATTACGAAACTATTCATCAGAAAGAAGAAAAATGTTCTGAGATGGTAGGTCACAATACTATGAGATTCGAATACGAAGAATCTAAGGGAGAAAAATAATGTACGGAATGGACAAAAAGAAAAAAAAGAAAATGATGTACGGTGGTTCTGCTCGTAAGAATATGAAACACGGTGGTCCTCACAATAACATGGACAGAATTGGCATGGCTATGGGCGGTGCTATGGAAGTTCAACAACCTAACTAAAATGAAAGTTGCAGCTCCAAAAGGTTATCACTGGATGAAGCAGCCGAATGGTAGTTATAAATTAATGAAGCACTCTGGAAAGTTTGTTAAACACAAGGGTGCTTCATTAAAAGCAGATTTCAAAATACAAAAAGTTCATAAAAAATAATGGCAACTACATATTTAGACTTAACTAATGAAATACTTAGAGAACTAAACGAAGTTCCTCTAACTTCTACAAACTTTGCAAGTGCTGTAGGTTTTCAACAGTTTGTTAAAGATTCTATAAACAAAGCTATTTTTGACGTAGCAAATGAAGAACCACAGCTACCCTTCTTTTCCGCAGGATTAAGTGGAGCAACAGACCCGTTTTATGGTAATACAACTGTTGCGACAGTAGCTGGACAAAGATGGTACACATTAAAAGATGGTAGTTCTAGTTTAGCTACAGACTTTGCATCTATTGATTGGGATGATTTTTATATTACCACAATTAATGTTTCTGGAGAGTCAGCTCCGTTTGTTTCTAATGGGTTAAAACATATTAACCTTGAAGAATGGCGAAGATTTTTAAGAGACTCAGAAAATGCAGATGATGCAGATACACAAGCTCATGGTGAGCCTAAATATGTATTTAAATCCCCAGACAGTAGAAAGTTTGGATTAAGTCCAATACCGGACAAAGTTTATAATGTACACTTTTATGCCTTTAATAGACCAACAGCATTAAGTGCTTTTGGTGACGAAATAGTTTTTCCCGAACAATACAGTAATGTAATTACAGCTAGAGTTAGATACTATGTGTGGCAATTTAAAGAAAGTCCACAACAAGCTGCATTTGCTTTAGAAGATTACAAAAAATCATTAAAACACATGAAGTCAAGTTTAATTAATCCTACCCCAAGAACTATGGTAGATGAC